AGCCTCTCTTGGAGGAAGTGACAGATTAACTAATTTAGTCCCTTTATGTATAAGTTGCCACAGTATAGTTCATAATGTGTCTTTCTTACATATAAAAGAGCTTCAAAAGGCTGGAATTGACAAAGCTAGAGAAAGAGGAGTATACAAGAATCGTAAACGTAAGACTACTATTGACAGAAAACAAGTTAGGTATTTAAGACAAATGAATTTTTCTACGTACAGAATAGCTGACATAATGAATATCTCAAGGATGTCTGTTCATAGGATACTAAGGGAGGATACTGATGGGAAAACGTAGTAATTTTGAAAGAGTACCTCGTGATTATTACCCGACACCTATACACGCAGTAGAGCCTCTTATACCTCACTTACCTTACTCTTTTAAGTACATAGAACCATGTGCAGGTGATGGAAGGTTAATGGAGCATCTAACTAAGTTAACGGATGGTATGGCAGAATGTATATTAGCTCTTGATATAGAGCCTAAAGCTGACCATATAATAAAAGGAGATGCTCTTCACTTTCATGGTGCTAGTGAATTTGATACTGAGATACTAACAATAACTAACCCACCGTGGCAAAGAAGGGTGCTACATCCTATAATAGACCAGTACTTAGATATATGTCCTACTTGGTTGTTATTTGACGCAGACTGGATGCACACAAAGCAATCATCTTTTCTTATGACTTACTGTAAGAAGATTGTAAGTGTTGGTAGGGTAAAGTGGATAGAGGGAAGTAAGAGTTATGGCAAAGATAATTGTTGTTGGTACTTATTCGATAAAACAAACAAAGAAGCAACTGAATTTTATGGTAGGGATGTAGAATGAACTTTGACGAATATCAAACACAAGCAAGTAAGACTACAATATATGATGATAAGTATAATATAATATATCCCTCTTTGGGTTTAGTAAATGAAGCAGGAGAGGTAGCAGGTAAGGTCAAGAAAGTACTAAGAGACAATGGTGGTATATTTGGTACTATTGAACGAGAAGCTATTAAGAAGGAGTTAGGTGATGTCTTGTGGTATATGTCAGCAGTATGTAGTGACTTAAATATAAATATGTCAGATGTTGCTAAAGCTAATATTGATAAGTTAAATAGTAGATTGACTAGAGGTGTCCTTGGAGGGTCTGGAGATGAAAGATAATATAATCGTAAGGTATTTTAATTATTTAAAACATTGGAGACTTCATAGGGAAACTATAAAACAGTTAAATAAGCTATCTGATAGGGATCTAAATGATATAGGTCTATATAGAGGTGACATAGATAGTATGATATGGTTAGATGAAGACAGAAAAAAAAGGGGCAAAAAATGAACAACTACTTACCAACAGATTACCAAGCATTTATACATACATCAAGATATGCTAGATGGTTAGAAGATGAAAACAGAAGAGAGACTTGGCCTGAGACAGTGAGTAGGTATATGTCTAATGTTATATTACCTAAACTAAGTGCATCACACCCAGAGATAAAAAAGATAGAGGAGATGATTCTTAATTTAGATGTAATGCCATCTATGAGAGCTTTAATGACAGCAGGTTCTGCCGCTAACAGAGACAACACTTGTATGTATAACTGTAGTTATCTACCAGTAGATGACCCTAAAGCGTTTGATGAAGCTATGTATATACTTCTGTGTGGTACAGGTGTAGGGTTTTCTGTAGAGAGTGACTTCGTAAACAAACTACCTGAGATACCAGAACTACAAGAAAGTGATTTAGTTATTAAGGTTAAAGATAGTAAAGAGGGGTGGGCTAAAGCTCTTAGACAGGTTGTAGCACTGCTATACGCAGGTGAGATACCACAATGGGATGTATCTTTAGTTAGACCTGCTGGAGCTAGGCTTAAGACATTTGGTGGTAGAGCTTCTGGACCTGCCCCTCTCGTGGACTTATTTAACTTTACATTAGCTACATTTAAATCTGCACAAGGTAGGAAACTTGCACCTATAGAGTGTCACGATCTTATGTGTAAGATAGGAGAGATTGTTGTTGTAGGTGGTGTTAGACGTTCAGCTATGATTTCACTGTCTAATTTAGATGATGACAGAATGAGACACGCTAAGTCAGGTTCATGGTATGATAGCACACCCTATAGAGCATTAGCTAACAACTCAGTATGTTACACTGAAAAACCTGCAATGGAAACTTTTATGCGTGAGTGGCTTGCTCTGGTAGAAAGTAAGTCAGGTGAACGTGGTGTGTTTAATAGACAGGCTTGTAAGGATGTAGCTAAACGTAATGGTAGACGTAACCCAGAGTTTGAGTTTGGAACTAACCCCTGTAGCGAAATTAGCTTAAGACCACATGAGTTCTGTAATCTAAGTGAAGTAGTTGTTAGAGCTACAGATGATATAAATTCATTAGTTGAAAAGGTTAAGATAGCTACTATAATAGGAACTATACAATCTAGTTACACCAAGTTTCCTTACTTACGTAAAGTATGGGCTAATAACTGTGAAGAGGAGAGACTTCTGGGAGTCAGCTTAACTGGCATTATGGACAACCCACTTATGACTAAAGCCAACTCAGGACTAGATAAAACCTTAGATACACTAAGGCAAGTATCTATAGACACTAACAAGGAGTGGTCTAGTATTTTAGGAATACAACAGTCTACTGCTACTACTTGTGTAAAACCTAGTGGTACAGTAAGTCAAATGGTTGATAGTGCGTCAGGTATTCATGCTAGGCATAGTCCTTACTATATTAGAACTGTAAGAGGAGACAACAAAGACCCACTAACTAAGTTTATGGTAGATCAAGGTATACCTTCTGAGCCTTGTGCAATGAAACCAGATAATACTACAGTGTTTAGCTTTCCTGTTAAGTCTCCTGATAACTCTGTATTTAGAGATGACATGACTGCTATTGAGCAACTAGAGTTGTGGTTAACTTATCAAAGGCATTGGTGTGAACATAAACCCAGTATAACAGTTAGTGTTAAAGAAGAGGAGTGGCTAGAGGTAGGTTCTTTTGTCTATAAACATTTTGATGAGATGAGCGGTGTGTCCTTCTTACCTTATGTAGATCACTCTTATGTTCAAGCACCTTATCAAGAGGTAGAAGCTGAAGGTCCTCTTAAAGTTGTTGTGTCTGAGTTTGACGATTCTATTACAGAAAGGCATCATACATACGAAAGTTTATTATCTATTATGCCTAGTAAGATTGACTGGTCTAAACTATCTGATTTTGAAGTAGAGGACACAACTAGATCAAGTCAAACCTTTGCTTGTACAGGAGAAGTGTGTGAAATGGTAGATATTAGTTCATAGACACTTGTATTATCTAAAATAGTTCTTATATAATTAATACCCACTAGTGGAAATAAGGAGTAAGTATGGCTAAATGGTCTGAAAAAGAGTGGAAACCCGACACTAAGAAAAAGGATAATGTGAATCACCCACCTCATTACGGAAACGGAAAGATAGAGTGTATAGACTACATACAAGATTTCTTAAGTGATGAAGAGTTTATAGGATACCTACGTGGGAATATAGCCAAGTATATGCATAGATGGAGATACAAGAATGGGATAGAAGATTTACAGAAAGCACAATGGTATAATAACAGACTCATAAAATTTTATATGGATAGAGTTCTGTCACTGACAAAAGATAAACAATAAAAAAAGCCCCTGTACCAACTAAGGTATAGGGGCTTAATTATTTTAAATGTATGTTATTCTTAAGGGTATTTTTTCCAGTTTAACTCCCAGTGAGGTCCATCTGGAAAGCTCTTCCAGTCACCACCCCAATCAATACTAACCTTAAGTTCTTTTGCGGCCTTCTTCATAGCCTTCTCTATAGGGTCAAAGTCTTCCCATTCCCAAGAGATAGGCCAAGGTGCTATATCAACAGCATGACCTGTTAGGTGTCTTGAGTTCATTGTGGTGCTTTTACCAGTCTTAACAAGCTCTCTTTGCCTATCAATATTTCTAACACCCTCAATTACAGTGAAGTCTCTTTCAGTAATCTCTATCGCTCTTTGTATTACATCCTGTAGATCTGGATTAACACCTGATAGATTTTGTAGACTTCTTTGTCCTAACTCGTATCCCATTATTTCTTTCCTCCGAATATTTTAGTTGCAGATCTTATACCAAAACTTGCGGCTATAACTACACCAAGGGAATATGTGTACCACTGAGGAGCTTGACCTAAAGCAATAAACCCTGCTTCTGCAATATCTCTACCCCAGTCACCACAGAAACTTAAAATAAATGGTCCCGACAAAAGTAGAACTAGATATTCGTCTTTCCATGAGCTTTGTGTAGCTTTCATAGCTTCAAGATCCCAGTCAATTTCTCCTGTAGCAATCTTTAGATCTTTGGTAGCTTTTGCTTTCTGAGCGGCTGTTTTACCTTCGATCCAAGAACCTGCTAGTCCTGCAACTGGTCCAACTATGTTTCCTAATATACCCAACATCAGTTATTACACTGACATTTATCACAACAGTTGCAAGGCATAGCTAGTATTGCACGTAGTACACGATTAAGATAAGACATTACTCTGCTCCACCTTTTTCTTTTAATACAATACCAAAGATACCACCAACTATACCTGCCCATGTTAATATAGGCATAGTAAACAAGATACCTAGTCCTACTCCTGCAAGTGCAAGTGCTAGATATGTTGTAGGCTCTTTAAGTCTTCCAGTAATCCAATCCATAGTTATTTCTCCTATTTAAAAGTAATAGCAACACCAACTGATAGGTCACTATATTTAAAGTCTTTGTCTAAAGATAGCTCTGAGTAAGCAGATAAGTTATCACTTATAGCCATAGTACTCTTGACAGATGCACCAGAGATATTAAAAGAATCTGAACTTGAATATCCCCAGTCTAATGCAGGTCTAATAGAGAGTCTTGAAACATTAGCTGTAACACCAATATCACCTGACCACTTTTTCGTCTTAAGACCATACTCGACTGATGCGTCTGGTTTTATTAGCGACATAATGCTACTTCTCGCAACACCTTCAGCTTGTGCGTAAGCTGATGATAGAGCAATAATAACACCTGCAATAAATAGTTTTCTCATATATTTTATCCTCTTATTTATTTTGACTTGTTTTAGTTTTACTTAAAGCTGTAGCACCCATGAAACCTAGTACTACACCCATCTGTGCTACAAGAAAGGTATTAAGAAAACCCGATGCTGATTCCATTCGAGGTATATTAATAATGGGTGTAAGTAATATTATAACTGTAACTATTGTTGTACCCATAGCTAACCAAGCCATAGTACGTTGTGTATCCATCATCTTGTCTTCATTTTCTAAACGAATCCATCTTTCGTGACGGTCTAATTCTTCATCAGTAATAACACCATCACCATTTGAATCGGCTACGGCATATTTACTATCTACTTGTAATTTTTTAGGTGACATTTTTACCTTTCATTCTTAATACGTGTTCATTATAACTTATGCCTAACTCTTTAGCTCTTTTTACTCTAAGTTTAACTACCATTAAGTCTGGACTTTTCCAAAACTTTTTTACGGCTTTATCCCATAAAAACTTTTTATATGCTAAATCTTTATTGTCAGAAGGTTGCCATATATCAGATAATACTGGCCCACCATTATGTCCTAACATTATACTTCTTCTCCATAAGGATTAAACTTAAAGCACTTAGCTTTTACATAGTGGCCTGTAGTCAGTAAACTTTTTGCCATAGGTATTATTTGTTCTTCACATTGTATTTCTGACTGAAACAAGTGATCTCTTCGTACCATTACATCACATGAAGTAGCGTCTGTAGGTACTGCACAGTATAGTATTATAGCGAGAAACATTAGTTTCCAACCAGAGGGTTATCCAAAGCCTCCTGTAGTCTTGTACCTAATCTCTCTTCTAGTTTAGTCATAGCTTCTTCTATACGACTTTCTGTTTCTCGCATTGTATCTCGTACATCTTTTTCTGTCTCACGATTTAGTGCTTCTACTTCTCGCATAGATGCTATTGTATCTTTTTGTAACTGGTTCATCTCATCAATAGCATTCTGAACTTCGTTACGTATCTTATCTACATGACCTTCTACAGTCATTATATCTTCACGTAGATTGTTTTTAATATCA